AGCGTTACCATAGACCTTAGCGTTACCATAGACCCGGGCATCACCAGAGACCCATACATCACCAGAGACCCATACATCACCAGAGACCTTAGCGTTACCATAGACCTTAGCTTTACCAGAGACCTTAGCGTTACCATAGACCCGAGCATCACCATAGACCCATACATCACCATAGACCCGAGCGTTACCATAGACCTTAGCTTTACCAGAGACCTTAGCTTTACCAGAGACCTTAGCGTTACCATAGACCCATGCGTCACCATACTGCGATAGGTTTTCATAGTCACAAATATAGCCGCCAAGATCGCCGCTATTCACATTTGAGAAATCTTTTAGTGCGCGTATTCTGTATAGCGTGAATCCCATAAATTCTATGCTATCGCTGTATATAATCTCATACTTTGAGAGTTCTTCTTTTTTCATTTCCTTTTTCCTTTCCTTGTATCTCTAGTGTATCACCCCCTACCTGGCAAGTAAAGCCGGTAGAGGGCGAAATAGATTACATCTAATCTTGTGAAGCCTCGATACTAGACTGCGCCTGCAATTCCAAAAGGCGCGCCTTAGCTTCCATCATTGCCACCTCTGCCTGCATCCGCTCAGTCTCAATACGCATAGCATCAAGCTCAAGCTCGCGCCTCTCACGAATCGCCGCAAGCGCTGTTGTGCGCCGCTCCTCAGCAGACCACTCTACAACACCAGCAAGCTCACGCAAAGCGGTTTTCAGCCACATCTTCTCAGGGTATTTCTGCCACGGCGAGAATTTACTCCGAGCCGTCTGTGATGCATCCATTGCCACCTGTATGCGGTCTTTTCCTACCTGTACCACGGGTGATATACCACCACCCGCAAGGTCGTTATATTCAACCCACGCGACAGCTTTCACTAGCTGCCCACGCTCTTCATCAGGTGCGCGCATATATTTAGGTGATTCGTCTACACCCTCGACGTACTCGAATTTATCACCATCGCGCACTGCGATTCGGTGAATGTTCTTCGCGTACCCGGCGCGGCGGATCAGCTCAACCCACCCCTTATAACCTATATCTGCGACAATTTCGCGTCCGCGTGGCACAAAATATATTTCATCCGTACCGGGGGTAAGACCATACCGAGCCGACTTCTGTAGCATTACTGTAAGCTGCAAAGGATCATTCAGCGCCAAAGATACAAGCTTAGGGTCATTCCGGATTACCAATGATGCGGCTGCGAGCCAGTCGAGAACGTCACCTTGCATGTGCTTTGGCATTGCTGCCGCTATAAATTCTTTCTGCGGCTCGATTACTTTCTTTTGCAGGTCGCGTATAGCGATTTGGTTACTTTGTGGGTTGCGTGAGATTTGGTTTCCTGGCTGTGGTTGTACCATTTTCTGTTTCCTGTCTTTCTGAGTGGATGCTTATAGCATTGATTCGTATGCGTGGGTGAAGAATTTTTCTGCTGATTCTTTTGAGCAGGATACTGATTCTTCGTATTCCTGATTTGCCAGCATAGGGCTGTTCGCCTCAGCTAGGATTTCGCCGAATAGCAGATCGCGTATCTCGGATTCTTGCACCTCATAGTCGTCTACTAGGATTACGCGCCCCTGCATGGTTAGTTCAATGTGTGTTGCGGTTGGATCGTCGCGTTCTACTATCAGGTGGAAGCCTACGCCTTCTTTGGTGATTACCCACCCGTGCATGATGCGGTTGCGTACTTCCCAGATGATTTTTCCTTTTTCCATTTTTATTTCCTTTCGCCATGTAGCTCTTCCTGGCTACACCTCTAGTGTATCACCCTCTACCGACTAAAACAAGCCGATAGGGAGTGAAATAGATTACATTCTATTTGAATACGACGAAAGGTTTACCAGTTCCGCGTGCCTGGCGCTTTGCAAGCACGCGCCCATTATAATCAAGCTCTGCAGCCCTGCCCATCTCAACCGACGCCCAATTTTTAGCTATAGCCTCCGTCTGCTTATACAATTTCTTGATCCGTTGGAAGCGCTCAATGCGAACAGCCGCATCATCTGAGGCTATAACCAACGCATCATCAATTTCAGGGTGCAAATCACGGACAGCCTCATATACAGACGTATCCCCCTCTTCATCAGAAAAATTAGGTTCTATGCCAGACTCCAAAGATGCCGCAAACTCAGAGCATTCCAGGCGCATACGGTCTACATATTGCTCGTCATACTCAATAACGTATTCACGAAATTGCATTGCGATCAGTGCAGCAACAACACATTTTTTAACGCCGGTGCAAAACATTTGTGCCTGCACCTGAGCGTAATAACCAAGAGGAATACCGTCAGCTCCAGAGCCAGGTGCACCCCACTCCATGCCATTCATGGCGGTTTTACACTCTAGTAGCGCTACCACCTCAGGCGATTTTTTGCCAACCTCAGGAATTACTATTATGCGGTCTGGTGTAGCCGTGATAACTTCGCGGCTCCATGCTAGACCATGCGGATTTATCACAGAGTACTCGGGGTGTTGTTGCGCATACCATTTAGCAATAGCATCTTCTAGGATGTGTCCGCGCTGCGCCACCTCGCGAGATGGCGACTGCCCATCAATATTGCCCTTCATTGTATGCCACAGAGCATACCTAGAAGTATACGGCGATACCTTCAATACAGCTGCCACCTTTGACGCTGTTATTTTCTTCATCCATTCTGGACTTCCTGGCTCGAGTGGCTGCTTTATGGCTTTCTTGCGGAGTTGGTACCATTTCATTTTCTTTTCCTTTCCTTGTATTTCTAGTGTATCACCCTCTACCGGCTAAGCCAAGCCAATAGAGGGTGATATGTATCATATTTAATTATGTAGTAGGCTTACTTGTAGTGAGGCAACAGATAAAATCGCCCGTTCTTCATATTCATGATTACTTCCTTTCTCGCCTTGACTTTTCAAAATCCATTCAGCAACACTCGATATGCATATCCTATGTATTCTATCTGCACCAGATTCTTTACTATAAAAATTACGGTTAGAAATCTCATTCAAAGCCAATATAGTTTTATCAGAAAGAGTGTACTTTACCCACCTACGCTTTGACATGTCCACGTAGTCTAAAAGCTTCAATGTGTCGTCAATACCGTTTTTAAATGGTGCACGCCAAGCATATTTAATAATATTCCCAATATAAAACGGAAGTTCATAAATGAATGATTCTAGTGAATACCCGCCAATATTTTTGTAGTGGTTAGACAATTTGTCGCCTCCCAACCGCTGCAAGCCTTTCACGCCTAGCTATACGCTTACGCCTAGCCTCAACCCATGCTTCGTAATATTTCATAGTCAATTCTTGACTACGAAACTCATTAGGATCATGTTTATTTGCCCTATCTGCACGTAACTTTTGCGAAGCTTGCCTGAGTTTGCACCTGTCGCAATCTGGGTTTATCTTATACACCTTGGTACCACATTTCACACATTTACGTGAAGCGGGTGCTTTATATCTAATATCGCCTTTGACTTTCCATTTTGCATGCCTGTTATTGCATTGTGTGCAACCAGGTGTACGCTCTTCACGTGGATTGCCGCATGTTCCGCAGTGGGTTGTGTATTCTTTTCCTGCCATTTTAGATTACCGCCGTTGCTACTAGCTTGAATTGGTGAAATTTCTTGACGTGCGCACCAGATGCTTGCACGATCCCTTGGTGCGTGTTCATAGGTTTCATGGTTCCGCATACACTGCAATCTGCATACCATTTACCGTCATGCTTCCTAGACTTTACCTTGGCTTCGTGGGTTATGCCGATCATGAAAACATTGAAGACTAGACAGAAGTCTTGTATTGCCTGTGCGGCGCTTGCATCTCGCAGTTTTCCAGTTGCTCCTAGTAAATCTTCTGTTGTTATAGCTGTTAGCTTGCGGGTGCGCTCATTTGCTGCGAGCTTCTTGGGTAGAGAGAACTTTTTACGGGTCGCACCTGGCTTGAGTGCCTTTAGCGTGCGTGAGTGACCTTGTTCGTTGAAAAACATTTCGTCAATGTCTTTTGCTACCAGGTAGCTTTTGCCGTCGAGTTCTGTTATAACCCGCATGGTTTTTCCTGTGAACCTGTTTTGGAGTAGGTATCCTACTGTCATTTCCTTTTTCCTTTCCTTGTATCTCTAGTGTATCACCCCCTACCTGGCAAGTAAAGCCGGTAGAGGGTTAAATAAGTCACTAATTATATCTGGCGTTCGACCATGCCGCTACATCCTGTGGGTCAAAAAGCCGGTCATTGCCAGAAGTCCTAAAAGGCTTCAGCTTACCAGCACTGCACGCCTTACGCACGCCATTTGGTGTCATTTCCTCCATCTCGGCGACCTCTCGCACGGTCAGTAGGGTGCTAATAATATTCTCCGGGTTATCAGGCGAAATCATTTCACGGATGCGGTCAACTTCGTCATGCAGGTCTTCGAGATGCCCAATATTCTTATCTGTGAGTTCATCAGCAAGCATCTGAATATTCTTGAGTGCGATCCGCATATCCTGTAAATCTGACATTATTGCTTCCTTTCGTATGGGCTAAAAAATATTTCAAGCCTTGGGTTTTCTCTGTCTATTCCTCCGTGGTGGAGGTGTGCGCCATCCAGGTACTCGAATGAGTCATCTGGAAGCATCCCAGCATCTACCATCCCGTCTATGATAGCTTTCGCAGTGGGGTAGTAATTGCCTGGGTCATACCGCCCGGCGCGTGGACGGTAGATATACACGTCGCATGTTACCGGCGGCTCTAAAGGGGGTAAGTCTTTCACTGACTCATACCCAGCTTTGCGCCAGTATTTAGATGATTTCTGCCTAGTGCGCCAATGCTCAGACATTAGCTTATTTATCGACAGTAACGGGTGGGTATCCGGTATCTCAATGACTACTTTCATTAGGATACTTTGCGCGTGCCTACCTCGTAATCCTCGACTGTGCAAAATTCCTCACCAACATAGGCGCGGTACACAGCCACCTCAGTTAGGGCTAGTTCATGCCCGCCTGGTACAAGCTCAGCTAATTCTTTGGCTAGATACTTCTCTAGGGACTTGATAATTTCTTGGTGCCCCTCAATGATCTGCTGCCAGTACTCGGACGAATCGAATTCGGTACCGTCTTTGACCTGCACTCGCGCAAGCCCATTCTTTATGAATCTTTCGGTGGCTTCTACTACCTTTTTGCCACTCTCGGTGTCTTTCACAAAGGGCATGTCTTCCAGTAGCTCAACCCATGCAGCTTTTTCGTCTTGGTGGCAGGTTAGGCTGATTGCGCCTTCGAGTGTTTCGCTCATTTTCTTCTTTCCTTTCGTTTGATACCTCAAGTGTATCATGCAATACCAGAAACAAAAACCCAGTATCGCATGAAATACATCACATGCTCTCTAGTGCCTGCATCTGCCTATCACGCTCACGCTCAACCGCGCCGCGCCGCATAGAACCAGACTCGCCAACACCAAAGCTACACACAAGCGCCCGCACCTCAGGAGGTGGTGGCACAGCTTTAGTTTCACGTGGCATACGCGGCGCTTCGATCACGCGCAAATTAACCTCACTGCGCACAAACTCAGGTACAGCAGCATATGCACGCTTCCATGACTCATACACACGTACAGCAGCCTCGTAATCCTGCCTATCATCAATCTCGAGCGAGTGGAATTTAGCTGCTAGACGCGAGCACCTACCAAGAGCCTCGTCAATCTCAGCTTTCATCTCCTGCCAAGTCTCCAAAATATCCCCAGGTTGGAGTATAGATATGCGGCGCGTTGAATAAAGCCGCTTCTGTATCTCGCGAGCGTACTTGTCCGGCACCTCTGCGCAAATCTCCGCCCACACCGCAAGAATTTCATCAGGTAGCGGCTTTAGGCGCTGGTCTAGTCCGGTTGCGATTGTGTAGAGCGCTCGCATTTTGTTTAGTTCCATTGAGTGATTTCCTTTCGATTTTCTTCAAAGCGCTGTGCGGCGATTTGCGGGGAGTTTTTTAGTGCGGATAGGTCGTACCCCATTTGGGCGGCTTTTTGCTCCCATTCGGTCATCCGTGGCTTCCGAGATGGAAATACTGCCTCTAGGTCGTCCTCCCATCCGCGACGATTGAGCCAGGTGGATGGGTGAGGGATGTATTTCAGCTCTGTGCCGCTCTGTGCGAATGCGGCCGCGTATGCTCGCATGCCATTGATAGCGTCTTGAGACTCACCGCGACGCTCTACAGCCCTCCAGGCGCGTTCTGCCGCCTTTTTTCCTACCCGCCTGGGAACTAGTACCCAAAACACCTCAAAGTCGCTTAGAGTGGCGTTCTGTGGCTTCTGAGGGGCATTAGCGTTGGATACCTGGACTACCTCAGTCGCTTTTCGCCAATGCTGCTGAGTGTCAGGTTTGATTTCCAAGATCGAATCAGTTCCGAGTTTATCACAAACAGCGAGCGCGTCAGCGCGTAGCGGCTCTGTGACCTGAGCCACCTCAGCGTCACGGGGGACTATAGGGGGTAAATTAGTATTATTAATAACTTTAGTATTAAGAGGAGTAAGCGGATTTTCCGTCAACGGTAAACCCGTCAACGGTAAACCCGTCAACGGCTCACTATGTGAGACAATTGGAAGCTTTGCAACCATGATCGAAGCACCAAATTTTCCGCCCTCGCGAGACTGTGAAATCTCCAAATACCCAAATTTACACAGCTCATCGAGCAAGGATTTTAACCCATCGCGCCCAATGGGTGATGCCTCGACCAATTCTTGCCGTGAGAGTGAGTAACCAGGCTTCTGCGAAACGATAAACGACATAAGCCCGCGCGCACCCCAGGAAAGCCTAGAATCGCGCAAAATCTGGTTGGGTACCATGGTGAATGAGTGTTGATAGTCGAAGTGGTGTATAATATTCACCGGGACATCCTTTCTGTTTCTTGTTTTCCTTTCCGGAATTGCCTCCGGGGCTTTCGCCTCGGGGGCTTTTTCGTTATCCAATATATCACATTAGTGTATGGTGCTACACCAGATGTTGCGTGACAATAAACACACAAAATCAGCTTGCGCTTCGACCCATGTAATGCCATGATTAAAACCATGAAATACATTATTATTCACGCCGACACATTCGAGAACCTGGCGCAAAAGCTCACCAAAGTATTCCGACAGAATGGCAAATACTGCTCATACGCAACAGCCAAAAAAGTTGCCGAAAAATACACCACAATCGCAGGAAACGGCATCCACGCGAAACAGCGAGACTACGCACGAGCAATGAAATTCATTCTGCACACCTCACTAGACAACCTAATCGCTGATCTGCGATACGAAATTACACAACAGAAGGTGGTGCGGTTCGATGCGTAAATTATCCCTAAGAACAGTTCAAAAGATTACTGAAGAATATGAAACACTTGTACTTTTGGTTCCATTCAATTTTTCAGAATTTTCATCAGAGGAATATTCAAGGCTAGTAGACGCTCTAGGAAAGGTAGATTTTCTGCGTTCGCACTCTAGCCGCCTAACCATCCGTTTAGCCGCCTGGGATGCCGTAGAAGCAGCTTTTGAGAACTACAGGGTGCGAGTATTGCCAGATGAAAAACAGACAGCAGAAAAATACGCAGACATCCACTTCTCAATCGAGGCGAAAGATGAGCAATAAAAACATTCTCCACCACGTAATAACTGTAAAAATCATAGGTAACACGGCCGCGCTAGACACTTCCCGCCTATCGCAGGCAGCATTCAAAAACTCATACGTGCACTACTCGGCAATCGCACAGGTGCTCGACGAGTACGACATGCCGCGAACATCAAAGATCGTATGGCGCACACAGCGAGTAGAAGACCTAATAGATATTGCGCTTGGGCGATACGGAATGCAGGTGCAACGTGGTAAAACAAAACTCGAATGGGTGAACAACAATAGGCATGACATGATTATCCACATGGTTCTAGAAGAGCTAGACAATGAGTAGTAAACACGATCCGCCTTATCTGCTATTCCGCTTCGATCACAAAGAGCTTGTGGTGCTTTACAGGCGCAAGCCAGATGAAGATAGGCTCATATACACATTCCACAGGTTAGCTAGTGGTGCTGTCGAAATATTCACTCGACGCTGCGATATGAAAAACAAGCCAGTAGCGGCGGCAGTATTTGAGCTACCTGGTGAAAACATAGCGGATGCCATAGTTACAATGACGGATGCCAGCAGGTACGTTGATATTCTTAGTGTATTACCTTGGGAGGCTGAGGTTATCGAGGGCTTGCCCGCCGATGCAGATACACTGATCCGGGAACGCATTCCTGGATACTATAACTAAATATGATGTATTTCACCCTATGCTAGATTGATTATCTGGTATAGGGTGATATACTAGAGATACAAGGAAAGGAAAGAAAAATGAAAAAAGCAATCATCACCGCAATAATCATTAGCGCAGTAGTCATAGCAGCATCAGTAATCGTATGCACTCCGACCCTAAGCATTATGGAGTTCGACGCAGAACAAATGGCATACGGAATCTTCGCAATGGCAGCCGCAGCACTAGGCGCACGCGAATACGTCGCATGGAACACCCGAAAGGAAAAGAAATAATGAAAATCAACGAATACTGCTACAACCTACTAGTAGGCATGTGCATGCTCCTATTTATCGGCTTCACAATCTCAGCGATATTCGGAAACTACTTCGCAGCACTGCCAGCGATCCTATTCGCAGTAATCCTAAAACTCACACTATAGAAAGGTACTCCCATGAAAATCACCAAGAACATTGCAACATTCGGCTGGGTAATGCTCGGGTTATCAGCATTCCTGCTCTGTGTAAACATATTGTCTGCAATGATCGGGGAAACACTATACGCAGACATGCCATACGTTGCAGGATGTGCAGTAATCGGCATTGCACTAATTATCCCGCACGCATTAGCTACATATATGAGCCATAAATCACAGCGAATCGAGTATCAGGATGTACAGTTAGCTGATATACTGGAATTGTAAACAAGAAAAACACTACATATAATGGATTCAAGTATTGTTTTCTGGTTTCCGGACAAAACAATAACCCCCGCACCTAATTCATGTGGCAGGTGCGGGGGTTATTACTATCCCTAGTGGGCTACAGAGTCATTCGGAAACTGATCCGGTGCGTCATCAACCCAACCAACACGCGGGTCATAAATCTGCCCCGGTGCACCGCCCTCAGGGGCGCCTTCCTCGCCGTAGCGATACTGGCGACCACCAAGAGCCTCCTTCTCCCACTGCTCACGCATAGAATCAGCCGGATTAGGCTTCACCTCAGACACATGCTCAGGCGCAGGCTCGCCGACAACACCGCGAGAGATAGCCTCCAACGCCTCGTAGAAATCAACAGCCCCTACAGCCTTGGAAACAGCTTCACCAACATGCGAATCAACAGCGTCAGATACAATACCCTCAGTGTGAGCCTTTTCACCAACAGCGTTGCGACCAAAGAAGTACGCAGTAGCGCCAAGGATCAGAGTAGAAATAGCCGCCTGGACTTCACTAGGCAGCTCGATACCAGCACGGTTAGCAATGAAGACGAGAATAGTCATCACAGCACCAACCATAGCAACGCCCATAGTTGCGGTCTTAGTTACGTTTCCTGCGTAACGTTCATTGTTCATAACATTTTTCCTTATCTCAGTATTAGTTAGGGAAGTTGCGGTACATAGCCTGCGCGTCCTGATCGAACTCAGTCTTGCGTGCATCACCCTGTGCCTCATCAGAATACCCAAGAAGCTTACGCAGACCGACAGCCAGCGAACCGTCCTTCATGCGGTGAGGGATACCTACACGGAACTGATTAAACAGAACCTTCACCATGCGCACGCCCGCCCAGGTGTTCTGGTCGATCTCTCGCACAGCTTCAGCAAGGGTGCGACCACCAAACTCGGGTCGCTTAGTGTTGAAAACAACTTCTTCAAGTTCTTGCTTGGTTGCCATATCAAACCAATCTTTCTGAGAGCCACCGCCCCCGTTATAGTACTGCATTGCTCGGCGAGTCATCTCGCCCTTATTCCACGTGCCAGAGCATTCTGTCGAGAACCAATCGCGATGCTCAGTCAGCGGGATAATACGCCCATTTTCACGCCAAATATCAGCGATACGCTCAGCCACAGTATTCATATCACCCTCGCTCATACGCGGGTTACATTCAAGCGTGATACTCTGAGCGTTACCCTTAGCATTGCCATTAGCCCATGCTGCTGCAGAATGATCCACAATGCAGCCTACAATGCCGTCAGAGATAACCTCGTGGGCACTCGTCCCAACAGTAGGCGAATCACAGAAGAAAGACATAACCTGATCCCAGGTCTGCCCCCATTCTGGCTTACCCCACCAATGCAAGGTAATATTCGTTATAACACGCGGGTAACCAAAAGTCGCCTGAACCAGGTAGCCAGGCGTGAAGTTCTTCGCGTCACGGTTAGTCACATATTTATAAGCCACTACTAGCCTCCTCTCTTAGCGGCTCGCACAACCGGCAAAACACCAGTATGCGCCAACAATATATTATCAACCCGCTCGCGCTCATGCCGCATCTCAGTACGCACACCCTCAAGATGCGTGCGTAGCTGAGAATGCTCTTCCAGGCCGTCAGATATAGCCTTGCTCAATTCGCGTTGCTTATCGCCCTGGCGTGACTGCTCAGCCAGTATAAGGTCTAGCCTGTCTCGCATTTCGTCCAGATCGTCACGCAAATTCGTACCATGATCGTTTTTTACCTGGTGCTTAGCTATCTCAACGTCTTTGCTGACGACGTGCACTTTCTCGCCAACAGTGCTAACCTGTTCAGACAGTGTCGATAGCTTGCTGCTAACAGCCTTGTAAATATATATGCCCGTCGTCCCTGAGATGACTATTGCAGCAGACATGATAACGAGCGCATCAACCACAGGATGCCCGGTTTTAGGTAATTCAATGTTCACCCATATTCCCCCTTTTTTGTCGCCTGAATTATACCGCTAAAACATAGGAACACTTGAATAAAAAACTGCACCCACACTAAACATATAGTGCAGGTGCAGCATATACTCAAGTCTAGCTATGACGCATCATAAAACACGTCTGTAATCTCACCCCAAGTACCACCGTGAAGCTCAATACCAGAGCTAGACCGCAAATCGGAATAAGGGAACCACTGTAGACGCTCACGCGAACCATCAGCACGGATAACAGAGTAAACCATGATATTACCCTCATGCTTCAACTCAATACCCTTGTCTCCAGGTTTCACGTCACGAATCTCATAACCGCGAGTATCAGTGTTAGGCCAACGAAGATCGTACCCAGCCGTAGCGTTTATATACTCGCGCCCGATACCATCAGCCTTAGGTGCAGTAGAAACAGCGCGCTTCTCAATCGAGATAGCCGACCGCTCCCACGTGTCCCCGCCACCATTAGTAGAAGCCTCCATCTTCGGCTCTTCACCAGTCCACGAAATGACAGCATACGAACCATCATTCACAAACATACCAGAAGGTGATACGAGGGACTGCATCTGGATAGGCATGTTATTGGGTGCTTCCAAAGGTTCACCTGTCTTGCTCGACACGGGACGCTCGTAAGACCTTGCCTTACCATCTGGCGTTTTCAGCCCGGGTGCCCAGAAATATTCACGCAGCACACCAGTTTTCATATCTCCGTCCTTCCAGCCGCTATGAGCCCAAGTGAATATCCACTGGATAGGCTTCTCGCCAGGTTTAGGTGTTTCTGCTGACTGGTAGCTAAGCTGAGCCCAAGCAGAGTGCTTATCACCCTTCACAGCCCGAACCTGGATAATACCAGACTGCCCAGCCCTAACAGTGAACACATGCCCAGGATTAGCGGACGCGGGCGAAGACCCGTCAATAGCGATCTGGTACCCAGTAGCACCATTCACAGTATCCCAAGTAACCGTCAAACTTGTGCCACTAGCCTCAACACGCAGGTTAGCTGGCGGTGGAACATTATCAGCATCAGCCACATGGTCATCAGTACCGCCCGCTTGTTCTCTTCAACCAACAGAACTGGGTACGATACCGTACAAATGGTCGCCTGCACGCACCAGAATAACCAGTCCGCTAGAAGGGGCAGCACCATTCTTGGTCTGCCACGTCACGCCTTGCGGGTGAGTCACATTATTCAGCAGGAAAAACCAGGCAATATCTGTACCATCAGGCATAGAATATGCACGGTTATTCACGACCTGCACAGTCTCAAGCTGAGAAACGCGCTGCTCAAACGGCAACACATTATTGATCCAAGCCTTAGCGCGGTCAGCAACCCACTCAGCAGGCGCTTTATCGTAAGGATTCTGATCCGGCTCATCCTCACTACCATTACCAACCGCGAAGGTGCGGTCAGTAGCGTAAACGTGCCCGATGCCAGCCTTATCAGCCTTAGCGAACACAGCATCCACATTATCCTTAGTGATGCCGTGCACCACATGCCAGAACCGCCACGACTGCATACCGTCATAATGGCGCGGGTGAATATCCGTCACCTTCGCATCAATATACTTCTGAGCATTCGACTCATAGGTGAGCGCAATATCGCACGCATCCATCATCTCAGGGCGAGTATTAGACCCAGGATTGATAATAACCAAGGTGTCCTGCCCAGCGATTTCCTTGATCTTCCCGTACAGGCGCTTATAGTACGGCATGATAGCCTTCTGCTCATCATCCCAGCCGTTCACGACCTCGTCAAGGAAGATAGCGAACTTACGCAAACCGCCCTGGTTCTTATACCAGGTAACGAGGTTGCGCACCTGAGCAAGAATAGCTTCCTCCGTGTCCTCGCGCACAGCCTCAGCAGAAACATTCAGGTTCTTGCGGATGCGCTCAAAATACGTGGGCGTAGCAAACTCGCTATTCGCGCCGTACCGAGTCTGCAAGTAGAAAGCCACGAACTTAGCTCCAGCCGCCTCAGCGAGCTTACCCTGAGTAAGGAAGTCGTTATCAACCTTGTCACCCCAGTTACCCGAAGACTTGTTCAGGATAACAATGCCGAGTGTGTCGCCAAACAGTAGAGTCTTATCCCACTGGGAAACCTTGCCTGGTTGGTCGCGGTTATAGTAATCAGGCCAGTAATAGGTAACCATTGAAATATTGCGTTGCCTGAACCCGTGATTACGCTCACCAATATTAGCGTCAGCGATAGCACGCGCAACAACCGGCGCAACATTCTTCTCAGACTCACGCAAAATATCAGTCTTAGCGGCATCAATCTTACCGTCAATCGTCTGATCGACAGAGCCCAGCGTCTCAGACACGATACTAGTCCGTGCCTGTTCGATACCTTCACTGATTTTCGTGTCAATAGTGCTACCGACAGACTCGGTTGCAGCCTTTACAATGTCGCCCTTAGCCTGCGTGATACCCTCGCTAATCTTCGCAGGCAGGGCGCTAGTCACAGACTCAGTAGCCGCCTGCACAATACCAGGCTTAGCCGCCTCAATCTTAGAATCAATCGCAGAGCCAGCGGTGCGGAGAATATCCCCCTTCAACACCTGCGACTTAGACTCAAAAGCCGACTCAATCTTAGGGGTAACAATAGACTCTATCTTCCCGTCAATAGACGAATTAACAGACTGCACCACCTCATCCTTGATCGACGCAGATTTTTCTGTAATTACAGAAGAAACCTTCGCCTCAATAGTAGGAGTCACACGCTCGTCAATCTGCCTGGTAATCTCACTACCAGCCGCAGCCTGCACAGCCGTAGGCAACTTCTCATTCAGCTGCGACTCAACCACAGTAGCAGCCTGAGACTGAATCATGCCAGGCACAGTAGCCTGAATACGCTCGTCAGCAACAGCACCAGCATGCTCACGCACACCAGACTGAACAGCCGCCGGTATAGTAGTAGACACAACAGGCGCAATAGCATCAGCCACAGCAGACTGCACACTATCCTTAGCCGCCTGCACAGCCTCAGATTTCACCCCAGCAACCTTCTCAGTTGCGGCTTGCTCTGCCGCCTGCACAGCAGCAGACCGAATCTCAGTCTTTGCCTCGGTCACCTTCTCAGTAGCCACCTGCTCAGCAGCCGCACGCGCAGAAGCCAACGGCTTACCAGTCAAATTGCCGTTCTCGTCAGCAATCACCAGACGATTCAAACCATTTATAGCCAAAGCTATACCTCCTCAATTCGGGCAGTGCCGTCACCGTTATCTACCACACGGTAGTCACGCGGCGACCCGCCACCGCCCTGCTCAACATTACGCACATTACCGCGACGGTACGGTGCAGCAAAAATCTCCGCAATATCCAGAGAATCGCCAGCCTGCACAGTAAACACAACCGGGTCACGAGGGATAACACCACCATCAGTATAAAGACGCGCGTGCGCTTCCCACGACCACCAAGCCGGGGCATCCTGCCCCTGCTCAGGCGCGAGCAGACGAATATCACGCTCACCCTCATATGACAGGTACCCGCTAGAATCCAGCTCAGCAGTCACCTCAACAGGCAACGAAGTCGCTGAGCCAGACACAACAAGGCTAGTAGGACGAAAAATGATCTTCCCTCGCAGCGGGCGAGCATTCCCCCCAACAGGCGCGGCAGGATTCAAAAACCTACCGCGAATAGTCGCATAACCCATACGCAATTCCTATCTTCTAGAAGACACGGCATGTAATCCGCGTCTGGTTATCAGCTGGCACATGTGTAACACCAGTAATAATAACGTTCAGCTCACCACCACTAGGCAGTTCAACAGTATACGTCTCTCCAATTTTAATATCAGGACGGAAAAAAACGGTAAGACTAGGAATCTGAATCCGAGAACGCGCCATAGTAGCAATATCCTCAGCAATTTTAATAGCTATCTGCGGAGTATTACCCCAGACCCCAACATCTAACTCTAGGGCAGGAATAGAAAGAGGGATAGTCAGCTGATCGTAGTGTGCCGTGTTCCTGTTTCCACTAAAATCGACCTTCAAGCCGCCACGAATAATAGGTGTAGGCTTGCCTGCCAAGTCCTCCATCATGCCGTGCGCTTCACGCTGTGTAGGGAAACGCGCCTCAATAACCGAGCCAGGCTGCAAATTTCGCTCACGCAGAATGAACTGGAACGGGTTAACATCATCGACATACTGTTCAAACTGTGCTTCAGTAGCACCAGCAGGCCACATGTATTCACCAACAGACCCGTGGTACATTTTGCGCATTGCCGCGTCATGCTGCGGGTCAGCACCGGTATTAGGGACACTGTTTATCGTGAACAGGTAGAAAAAGTCGTAATTTAGTACTGTGTCTGTCTCGAACCAGTCTTCAGTATCCGCTGGAGAGAACCATGTTTCACGCGACTCGTTAGGTGCGAGCTGTCCACCCGATCCCTGCCACAGCACTACTGGCGCATCATTACCCCTAATACCCATACGCGAAAACTGTGGCACATTATATGAGACGTTTACCACAGATGCTATCTTAGATGAGTCTTGCGTAACATCAGCAGAAATAATTTCATCAGCATCAATACGCATTCTAGGTTTGTTTTTTATCTCCCTAGGCACATTGATGAAATTCAGATACCCGTCGGCGTCATGCCACATCATACATGAGAAATATTCTGCGACTTCCTGCAAAACCTCACGCGCAACACGACCACGAACAGACCTTAAAAAATTCAGTGAAAGAGAATGCATAGGCGGAGCAACACGCGCCATAACCCTATCCTGAAACGGCAAATCACCATTCAGAAGAAGCACATCAGAAATATGCCCCCCAGTCGAAGCATAAATCTCAACCGCATACAGTGTCCCGCCATCACGCAACCGCGTATCCGGCAGCGTGCCGTTCGCGTACTCACCGTTTTCTTGGTCTACACGCCACTTATTGCCCTCGATCTTCAGCTCGAAACGTGCGCCAGGTTGCAGCTTCATGTTCTTCTCGACAGTATCCAGGGCGATAGACCCGTCCTTTAGGATGCCGAAACGTGCCGCGTCCTTATCTTTACCACGCTCACAATAAATATTGATCCATGTGTCATTAGACCTGTTCCTGCTATTCTTCCCACGCAGAATTAGCGGGCGGCCCTTAGAATACGTCTTATTATGCCCCTCTGCCGTCTCATATGTAGCGTGCCCCTGGTGCAGGTATGAGGTACCCTCATTGAAATCATAGTAAAATATAGGCTGCGACTGATCGCCCCATTTACTGCCGCCAGACGCTCCGATAAGCTGCCCATGCCCGCGCCTCCAGTTACACATGTAGCTACCCTGCAACGGGGCATACAGGAGAACCTGCTTATTGTTCTCGTGAGGAAGCTTCGAGCGCGCAGCAGGCGAATACCCGCACTGCTCCAAAATATCCCAAACAAAATACGCCAGAGACGCGCCAGGATAGAAACGCAGATTATCAGTGCGGCGGCGGCCAGGCATAATGTACGACAGCGGCAGCACGTCGACAACCTTAGACAGCTTATCCGCATAGTCTATACATTCAGTTACCAGGCCGCCAGTGTTGGAGTCGATACGGTTCATAGATACGGTACCGGTAAACACTTTACTGTAGTACTGCTTGTTGCTGGACGCGGGCGACTTGTGCAGAAAAATCTCAACTTTATCACCCAGATACGGGATACTGAACTTGTCTGCAAAATTCGGGCGATCAGCAGAAACAGACTGACTAACAAAATCAGGTGTCGCACCCATAGGCAAATCCCACGTGATAGTCGCACCAGAGTTAGTGAAACCGTCGTTAGTAGAGAGGCGACCTGCCGCATCCTTAGACGCTGACTGGTTGATAGTCACCTCATGCATGCCCTTGTCTACGCCATCTATCCTGACGGAAGCATTTATAACAGCGACGCCGTACTTGGCTATCTCTGCCTCTGTTTTTAAAACCTGTGGGGGTGGAAACTCTGACTGCAACCTTATACTACCTTTCCTCTTCCTGCACCGACCTCAATAAATTTGCACTGGTACTCATATATGGGCGGCAACCCTGGCATTCCGCGAAGCTTCTGTGAAGACAACTCAGTCAGTGCAACGTTCTGTATACACTTGCCTGCAGCCCAGGGTTTAATCTCCCGCCCAGTCGTCAAAGCAGGATAACCCACATCACCCTTTACAGCTGTAACGGAAATATTGATAGGAGTATTTTCAGGCACAAACCAAATAGATTTACGATGCGGAAACAGCCCATCCTCAACACCAGAAGAAAGAGTGTAGGTAGCATCCTTATTACCATGCATCTTCCAGGTAATCTGAATAGATGAACCAGGCGACAACACAGCACTAAAATTATACTCTTGACGCCCAAACGGCATGGGATGATTATCAACAATCTTTACCGGAGACTTTATCGTGTACAAGTCGCGATAAAACACAGTTCTATCGTTCTCGTCAAAGTCGCCACCAGCGAGCACAGCATTACCAACAACACTAGCAGGAAGCATCATAGAATCACGCTCAGTCAACAGATTCTCAACCTGCGCACCGGCCGGGAAAATAGTCAAAGGATAATATGAGCTCAACGCGTTCACGTTATATGTCGCGTTCATGAGCATCATTTCGATCTTCTCGCGATCTTTGCCTGCCACACGGAAAGTAGCAGAAAAATCTTTCAATGTCTGCGGGCGACCATAGAAAGAGAACCTGCGTGCCCCAGTAGCAGACTGTTGTACCTGGCGGTTAGCGAACGAGTAGTTCACCTGCTCGGTAGAGCCGCCCCGCACCTGCATAAAAGAGGCTTGCTGCCCAATCACCATAGGGTACGAACTCAAGGTTTTTACCTCCGTGCCTGCAAAGTTGTTGAACGCATGGTGCCGTAGAACTGGCGCCCATCAATATTCACCATAGGTCGCCAGTTGGATAGCGCCTCGACTATCTGATTATACAGGTCAGGCGACTGTGCAGGGGCAACAAATTCGCGCCGACCCGACACATGCCCGCCAGCAGAGAAGCCCCGCACAAAATCACCAGAATTGATACGCTCAAGCAACCCACGATGCTTACGTGTAGCATCCGCGTTCACAATGAACTCACCCGAGCGCACCATGAGCGGCGTGCCAGCATCAGTAACAGCAGGCACATTATCCGTCCAACGAGACAGCGGTTCACGCCCAGGGATAAGACCACCAGTCGCGTAACCTGGCACCATGCCGCCACGTGCACGAGGCGCACGCCACTTAAACGAACTTCTCCCAGCAGGAGCATCGAATGTATCACTCACAACACGCAGCTGCGTTGTTTTTGTGCGCGGAATCTGAGCCAAATTCGACCGGTAGGCATTCACGTTAGCGTTAGCCTGCCCAGTCCTTGCGACAGCGGTAGTATCAGTACGCCGAGGAACCTTGAAGGTATTATTAATCATGTCGAACAGGGCGTTATTAGCCTGCCCAGTATGAGCTTTCGCGTTGATGTCAATATCCTTGTCGGCAGCATCCCCGACCTCACGCAAATACTTGAGCTTACCCGTTGCAGCGTCAACGCCGAACACCTGTGTGCCGATAGTCACTTCGCGAGGCATCTTCTCAATATCATTATTCAACGAGGTCATAACACGCGCGGCTGTAGTGTCAGCCCACGTATCAATCGACACACGATCAGGAATAGCATAAATAGAGTGGATAAGCTGCTCAGCCTCATCCGAGGTCAAACCCATCTGCAACGCAGACTGACGCAACGTATCAATCACACCGTGAATATGATTACGCACAGCATCATAGTCACCACCCTGACGAGCAACCGCAGACGACGCCTGAATACCTTCCTGCGCCATCTTCGCAAAAGCATCATTTAGTTTCTGCCCAGCTTTAGTGGTCTGATCGAATGTCTTCGTCTGCCCATCATACGCAGCAGAGTTCTTCTGAATAGCCTCAGACAGGTCATCCATAGACTTGTAGTAATCAGCCATGCTCTTAGTCGAGTCAGCAAACCCGCCCGCGAGCATCTTCAAGCCCTTGTCAAGGTCTTCAACAGCCGAGCCGGCTCCCTCAACCCACTTAGCCATCTCCTGAGCTTCACCAGAAAGCCCCTGCATAGCGGCAGAGCCTTCGTCAAGCGAGTTCTTCTGAACCTCAAGAGAGTGCTTCAACTCATCCTGCGCACGTGCAGCCTCTTGTAGCTTTGGCGGGTACTCGCCAAGCATGACCTGGTATTTCTCTTCATCAGTCAGAGACACGTTTAGGGAGGATGCGTAGTTCTCGACTGCTTCTTTCAGCTTCGGGAATGCCTGCATATACTCTTGGGCTGTGTACTTCGCTCGCCCCTGTGCCTCAGATGCCGCGTCAGTTTCACGAACAATCGACTGGAAGAACTTCACAGCCTCACCACGGTTCTCAGCGTACAGACCGCCTAGCGCTTCGTCTAGGCTGGCTACAGACTCTTTCAGGGCGTCCGCACCGACCTTCGCGCCAGCCGTGTGTGAGACCCATTGAGAGAAGCCTTCCAGTGCGTCGCCCGAGTCAGCTTTCAGGCGCACGAGTGCTTCGCCAAGACCATTGACCTTGGGTACCTGGTCTTCCAGCCCGAGGAAAGCCCAGGTGGCTTTACCGCTCATGTCTTTGAATTTTTGGTTTACCTGGTCTAGGTTGCCGCCAGTGCCTTTCAGTGCAGCATTCATGGCATCGAGTGATGGTGCCTTGTACTCAGTGTTCGCTGCGCTAACGAATAGTACGATTCCTTCTGCTGCGAGCGCGGCGGTACCGGCGATCTTTCCTAGGGTTGCGCCGAGCCTGCCGAGCTTTGAGCCTGATGCTGCGGCGGCTGCGCCTTCTGTTGATGCGGCAAGCTCTTTCGTGGAAGCAGAGGCTGTGCGGGCGGATACAGAGAATGAAGCAAGAGTGGCTTTCATAGTCTGGTATGCGGTGATAAATTTAGCGGCTGCAGCGACACCAAGCAGAGCAACACCTGTGAGACCGACCACAGTAAGGTTCACTGCGAGGAATGATGGTGGAAGCTTACCCATGAAATCGAGCAGGCCGGTAGCCATTTGCACGAGTCCACGGAAGAAATCAGACAAGCCACCAGATGAAGACAAGATGATGGTGTCTATCGCACCACCAAGCTTTTCAATGTCGCCGGCTAGGTTGTTCTGCTGGATAGCAGCCGTAGAAGCCGCGTAGCCTGCGTCGTTGGTCTTGTCGATCCAGCCTTGGATGCCTTCCTGCCCCTGGGTATAGAGCACGTTAGCGGCACGCACAGCATCAGAACCAAAGATAGTAGCGAGCGCAGCATCACGCTGAGCAGGGGTAAGGTTCTGCAACCCGCGCTTCAAATCGCCAGCAACAGCGGTAATACCCTTGAATTTTCCTTCGGCATTGTAAAGTGAGATACCATACTCAGCCATGAGACCAGCAGCTTCCTTTGAGGGATTCTGGAGTTTCTGCAGCATGACCTTAAACGAAGTACCAGCATCCGAGCCGACCAGGCCTGCAGACGCGAACGCAGCCAGCGTACCAGTAGTCTCCTCAATAGACAGACCAGTCTGTGCAGCCACAAGACCCGACTGCTTCAAAGCATAACCAAGGTCACCAACCGAGCCTTGTGCCTTACCAGCACCAGCCGCAAGAAGGTCAGCCACATGCCCAATATCAGAGCCTTTCAACCCGAACTGAGTCATAGCGGTAGCCGCAAGCTCAGCCGCCTCACCAACCTCAATATTACCCGCAGCCGCGAGCGCCAAAGCACCGTCAAGACCACCAGACAGAATATCCTTAGTCTCAACACCAGCCTTAGCCAGCTCCTCAATACCGTTAGCAGCCTCACTACCCGAGTACTTGGTGTCCGCACCAGCCTTCATAGCCGCTGTGCGCAGCTTCTCCATATTCCCAGCAGTCTCATGCGTAGCCGCCTGCACAGCAGACATCGCCTTATCAAAGTCAGCGTACTGCTTCACAGCGTACCCAAAACCAGCCGTAAGCGCGGCACCACCCAAAGCAGCACCCGTTGAGATACTATCCAGTGCTTCACGGTTAGACAGGATATTCTTAGCCAGCGTGCGAGCCTCACCACCAAGCTGACGGAAATACCCAGACACGCTAGACACCATCGCCCGACCACGATCAGCCATACCACTAAACGCGCCAGCCACAGAATCTTTAGCACTAGAGAAAGCCGCACGAATACCCGTAGTAAACGAGTTGTACATCACGGCAGAACCAAAGTTACTGTTCTTAAACGCAGACCCAGCCGCAGACGCAACAGACGACACGCTAGACCTAACAGCAGAAGCATAATCACGCCACCCAACACTAGCGGTACGAGACGCACGCTCCATTACACCGGTAATACTGCCTGCGCTTGCTTTTGCTGCATTTGCTGCGTCTCTGTATGCGGCTTTTTCTGCGCGTGTCATGCCGCTTATGATGCCTACGCGTTCGCGTGCTGCGGTTGATGCTGCGGCGGCTGCGGCTCGTCCTGCTTCTCGTGCGGCTGCGGCTGCGGATTGGGCGGAGCCTTTGGTTGCTTCGGCTTGTGCTGCTTTGGCTGCGTTGGCTGTTGCTTTGGCTGTTTCGCGTGCTGCTTGTTGTGCTGCGTTGCGTGCACTGTTGGCGGCGGCGGTCACACCGGCGACAAAGTTCTTGGTGTCTGCCCGTAGCTGGATGGTTACGGTTTGTGCTGTGTTTGAGCTTCCGCCACGTGATCGTGAGCCGCCGGTTCGTGCCATGCTATTACTCCTGCTCTTCTTCAGCTAGTTGTTGCTGCCATTCTAACAAGTCCAAATATGCGGGGTCTTCTGTCGCGTCGTATGGTTCTGGGACGAGTATGTCACCTGGGCGTGGCTTGTAGTCTTCGCGCCGGGTGATTTGTTCGACTGCTTCTTTAGCCTTGCAGGTGTATGTTTCAACCTCGAACTGCGTGTGTCCTTCACGGCATTTTTTGCGTGGGTTGCCGCATTCGGGGCATAGTTCTGCTTGGTAGATTTCCCATCCTAGAGCGGCTGTCATGTCGCGGTCTGTCCAGTCGCGTGTGCTGTCGCCGAGTAGCATTGCTGATGGGGGTTTGCCCCAGCGGGCGGCTGCACGCATTACGAGTACAGCGCCCGCATTTTCTTCTTCGATTAGGCTATCGGCGACGAAATCGGGGCGACACCTCTAGGGTTGCCTCGGCGGCGCGGGCTTCGCCGTAGGTTGAGAGGCATTTTACGAATTGCCCGCCGAGCGTGTCCGCAAGTTTCAGCCACTGGGATGCGGCGAGTGACTGCCCTTCGAGTGTAGCCGTGAGCTGGAATACGCGCGCCCACCATGTAAGGTCTTCGGTGTCTACCTCGTCCTTTCCGGTGTCTTTCTTCCAATCCTTATTGATTTCTTTCAACTCAGCATCATTGAGTACGCGGGTACGGAAAGTCGCAGTCTTAGCGTTGCCGGTAATTTCTTCCACCTGCTCGTACAGGTCAGCCAGCTCGCCTTCCAGCGACTCGGAGGCGACAGTCTCCATGTCGTCGCTCTCACCCTCGGCGCGCAGAGCCTCTAGCTTTTCGATCTGCTCTTCTACCTCTGCAAGGTCTGCTACATCGTCAGGGTTCAGCAGAAGAACGGTCTCGCGGTGCAGCTTGTATTGGTCTGCCCCGGACAGCCACTCGGAAAGATTGAAAGCGTTTTCAGTAGTGTTCTTATTAGCCATTTTGGTTTTCTCCCTATCAGGTGGTGCGATGGGTAAAAAAATATTGGGCGCCTCCCCCAACCACCATAGGGGAGACACCCAATATTGTATCACTCACTCACTCAAGACACATTACTATGCTACCACAGAAATGAACTCACGGAAACCAGTCACCTGGCACTTGTGAATGGTGCGGATGTAACCAGAGGTGCGGTCTGCTGCTTCGTTCACTGGGTGCGGCTGGTCGAAGGAGCATGCGTAGATACTGATTTCGTCGCCCTCTGCGAACGGCTCATAGTACGGCTTGTTGGTGTGACGGGTCACGACATAAGCTTCGGTGCCCTTGTTCTTGAGCATCTGGAAAATCTTGTCACGCACCGGGTCGAACTTTCCGCCGTTAGCGCCTTCCTGGAAGTACCGGAAGATAGCAAGCTCGACCTCAGCGTTGGACTGACCCCACGCCTTCGCGTTAGTATCTTCACACACAGCAGCCATGCCGTCAATGGTCTCAGAGTCGGTAGACCCGATCTTGGTCTGAGATTTGATAGCAGCACACGAAATGTCGATAGCAGTGTTAGCGTTCAGCTCGGATACCTTGGGCTTGTCCATCGAGACAACACCGCCCATAGGGATGAGCATCAGTTTCAGTTTAGCGCCCGCATAGGTGCGCCCCGGCGAAGAATCAGCCATGTTAGTCCTCCTCAGACTCAGTGTTAGTATACTCGTATTCTACTGGCTCTGCTGGCTCATGATCGCGTTGCGATGGCGGCACCTCAAAACCAAATAGCTCAATGTAACTGGCTGGCACATACGCGAGACGGCGCGTCTCGGGGTGCACTAGCCACATAAAATTATCCAACATTACCCCCTAGGTATGGTAATAGTGTACGTCAAAGGCGTGTACAGGCGCGCAGGTGTAACCTCCGAATCGGTTAGCATGACCTGCCCTTGCGCTGCCGCCCAGTCCAGGTTAGCGTAACTGTCGCCCATGATCTTTGTGGTGGCGAGCCGGTCACGCACAGTATCAGTTAGAGCGTAAAGCTCGTGCGTGGTCTGGGCGACACAGGTTACAGTGAAATCCACTGTCAAAGAATCATTATCAGGTGTACCACACAGCCCTACCATATCCTCATAGCCTGCGCCTACGCCCATAAAGATAGCCACATATGGTTTGACATGGTTCGGCAGGTACTCGGGTACAGATTCGGGCACGAAACCCTGGAACACAGAGACGTTCTCTATCCCAGACAATGCGCGCTCGATAGCCTCCGCAAGCTCAATCGTGACAGTCACAGAATCTCTACCCCCTCAATGAGCGCCGCAGCCATATCGTCAATAGTTGCTTCGATAGCCGGGCGCATGTGCGAGCGCGGCGCCATCTTGGATGTTCCAAACTCGACATACGCTGCATATGGTGCGGCAGAGATAACATCTGCCCCATTCCTGCCAGCTTTCTTAGCGGTTATTTTTGAGCGCAGAAAGCCGGTACGCACGGGTGCGCGGCGCTTCGCCTCATCGCGCAGTATCTTACCCGCAGTGAGAACCTGCGGGGCGAAGTCATGCTTGGATGCGATCTGGAAGGTGACAGCAAGCTTTTTCAATTCTTCCCAGTCCTGTTGCATCATTTTGCGCCTGCTCTCTGGTTCTGCATCTCACCACAGATAAGATCAATAGACCCAAGTAAGGAACCTGACATAACCTGCTTCACAGTAAAACGCTTACCATGCATACCAGGAATATTCGATGCAGTAACAACCAGTACGTGATTCCGCAGCCCAGCGTGAAGCCCCCACATACGCAACGGCATCTGTACCAGATAATCACGTGTAGCCGCATCCTGCACACTACCAGTCACGTTATCCGCGTAACGGTTCAACTCCTGAATACGGCAAGTCACATCTGTAAACACACGCTTCTCAACCACACCAGAAAGCGGTGCCTTAGGATTCACAGCAGCGGGCGCAAGCACATCAACCATAGCCGTCATACCCTGCTCAACAACAGGCGCAAGACGCAAAGACCAGTCACGCGGCACGACACGCTGCCTAGAAGTATAGCGAGCCATAGCGGCACTCTCCCATCGGCTCGAACCAGGCACCCAACATAGGGTCACCCTCTTCATGGATACGGGTAGCCTCAGCATCCAACGCGTCAGCCTGTGCACGCAGCTCAGCCGCGACAGCCACGCCGTCAACAGATAAATCCTGTGTCGTGATCTTCTTGGACAGCAGGTTTTCATCTGTCGCCATACGCCGCAGCAGGCGCGCCGCAACACGCCGAACAACAACAGCCGCGACACTAGCAGGCTCTAGAGACGCAAGAAGCTCTATGTCTCTGTCAGAGAAAATACACTCATGATCGTGAACCTGTTTATCATCGCTCGGTAAATCGTTTACCAGTAGGCGGATCGTGTAAATATCTTCTGCTGTCAGAGACATAGAGCCTCACCCTCTCAGTATAGCTTACTTGGTGCCGTCAGATGCGTATGCTGCGTGCGCGAACACAGCAGCAGCACCGGTGACATGGCGACCACGGTAAGCAATAGTATCATCTGAGAAGCCACCTTCACGCGCATCAATGCTACCACCGGTCACGGAGATACCGGTGTTGTTGCTGATACGCAGGTCGGGCGTCTCGTGACCCACAAGGGTTGCACGCTGGATAGCAGGGTTAGCGGAACCAGCAGCAGGTAGAAGGAACCAGGTAGTGTTCTTCGTGGTAACCTTCGGGTTCAACTGTGCGAGCTGAGGCACAACCGCAATATCAATGTTCGACGACAAGAAGTTAGCCGAAACAGTCTCGGAGCTGCCGGACTTGGTGCGGATCTCCTTAGCGCCCAGAATCTCCCGCGCCTGGACAGCGAGCGCAGAAGGCACAACCAGAACCATGCGCTCCACGTCAATAGCAGAACCGTGCACACCGTCACGCCCAGACACAGCAGCATATGCAGCCTTCAAGGACTCAAGCGACAGAGCCTTTGTGTCAGCAGCAGATGCACCAGAGAAGAACGCCTGGTTGATACCCTGCGCGTCGAAAAGGGTAGAGAACACTACCTTATCTTCCAGCTTCGCAGCACCAGCGGCAAGTCGCTTAGGAATCTGGGTGAGTTTATCCCAGTTCTTATTTACGACATCTTCCCAGGTGAAGGGGAAGACACGACCGTACTTGTCATTCTTGATCTGGACGGTGCCAGGCAACAGGTCAGCAGCCTTGTACTCTTCCGCTTCATTGACATGCAAGTAGTCGATGTCGCCTGCGAGGGTTGCCAGCGGGGTAGGGTTGAAGGATGACAGGCGTGTGGTCTGCGCTACTTTCTGCCACTGGGTTTCGTAGCCACGGTACAGGTCAAGTACTTCGTACTCGAATGCGCGCCCAAGAAGGGCGGGGAAGTCGCTAGTAGTAAGCGCTTCCTGTAAGCGTGCCTGCGCGGAGTAGCCGCCTCGGATACCATCGCGGAGGATGGTGGCTGCTTCTGCTACACGCTGGGTTGCCCCGGTGTCGCGCAGCTTGTCGTAGTTGAGAAATTCACTCATTAGAATTTTTGTCCTTTGCTTTAGTCGAATGCTACGCCTACGGGTGCAACCTCAATGGTTGCGCCAGCGGATGCGGAGGTTTGGAGTGCGACGCCCCATATTTTGCCTGCACCGGTGGTGAGTACACCGTCGGCTCCGAGCTTGACGATTGCGCCAGCCTGCACGGTTTCCTTCACGGGCAGACGGTATGAGCCGTTGCGCCAGATGGTGACTTTCTGCCCCTGTTCGGCGGTAGTCATTGCGACACCTGCGATAGCGCCGATGCGTACAGGTTTACCGGATTCGTACTTCTTGTCAGCGATGAGGGCGATGTGTTCGCCTTTGCCGTAGGATACGTTGATAGCCATGCTTATAGCCCCTTCATGATCGAGAGAATGTCGTCAACGGTTGCGGACTGCGACTCCTGCACGTGCGCACCCATGCCGTAAACCGGGGAGGTTGCGTTCTTCGCAGCGAGCACTTCGCGCAGGGATTCCTGTACGCGGGTCTCGAACTCAGCTTTGGGCAGGTGCGCAGCAGACTCGACAAGCATCTTGCGGGTCATGGGTGCGTCTACGTTGCGGAAAGCCTCAGACACGATAGCCTCAGCATCCTTCTTAGCATTCTCTGCTTCGAGTTCTTCTACTTTGGATTTCAGGTCTTCAACCTGCTTCTTCAACTCAGTAACTTCGGGTGACTCAGCTTTAGGTGCATCCTGCGCAGGTGCGGGTGCGGGCTTAGTCACGGGTACGCCATCAGCTTCAACAATGTCATTAGCCATGCCGTCCACCTCTCTACTAGATTCCAGGACGGCAGTAATTTTCCCGCCGCGCCCCGGCTTTGTAACAAAATCAACAGAATCGACCTGAGTAATCTCTTGGATCACACGGTCTTTTCCAGGCGCCATTATACCAGACGCATTTATAGACACGCCTATATACGGAGCGCGCTCACGAATAAAGTCCCTGTACTCAGGGAAAATCTTCGCCCGCCCCACCAGAGCCCCCGAATCATCAACAACGGGGCGACCATCAATCACACCAGCAAGCTCACGAATATCACCCTCAGGGCGAGAAGCGCGCTCCGAGCCTGTTGCATGATTCATATACATGTGAATAGGCGAATCCCAGATAGGCGACTCCGCAAGCTTCTTAATAGTCTCAGGCGGGTACTCCCCAGAACTACCCTTACCTGGCGTAATGATAGTCACAGCCACAAGTGAGCCAGTCGGCTCACCCTCAACCTCAATCAAATGCACACTAGACATTATTTCCTCCTAGACAAAATATCGGACAGGTTACGTTGCGTCCAATACATAGAGCCATCATACCAGCGGGCACGCCTCGACAAATCAGACCACGCAATAGACCCATCCGCCAAGCCACGCACAACCTCCATACCCTGCGGCGACGACGCAACACCAGCAATAGCCTCAACCTGCGAATCGAAATCGAGTGAGTCAAACCACGCACGACCCGAGTTACGAGCGGTAATGTCAGGATACTGACTTAGGAGAGGTGCCATTACGCAGCGGCAATTTGGGTGTGAGTGTAGTTCCCCGCTTAAATGTTTTTCTCCGTGGTGCATGATGCATGATCGGCAGGTGTTTTTGTCGAGTTGTGCGACCCATTGCCAGCCTTCGGTTTGGATGTTTTGGGTGAGGGTTTGGGTGGTGCGTCGTGAGGCTTGTTGTGTGGCTAGGTTTATGCCTAGTGATATTGCGGTGGCTATTTGTGCGATTTTGGTCTTGAACCCGGTTAGTTTGATTTTTTCTGGTTTAGGAGTAGGCGCAGGCTGGGGGAGTGTCTGAGTGGTGTAGTTTTGGAGGTGGTGGTGTGTGGTGACTGCCGCTTGTTGTGCGGCTTGTTCTGCTGCTTGGTTGGCTTGGTGTTGGATGGTAGCTAGAGTTGCGGCATATGTGGTGAGTGCTGCGTTTTGTTGTTTGCGGCGTGTGTTGCGTGGTGTGAGTGCGCCTAGTGCGGTGATTGAGGCTAGGGTAGCGGTTAGGTTTTGGTGGTTTTGGTGTGCGGCGATGATGAGTGGTTGTGTGGCTTGGTTTTCTATTTGGGTGAGGTCGTCTTGTAGGTTTTGTGCGTATTCTTCTGGTGTCATTTTATTTCTCCTGCGTATGCGGCGCGGATTAGTGCGTCGCCTGTGGTTTCGGTGGTGCGGTGGATGTTTCCGTCTGCGTCGCGGAGTTGGTTTATTTTTTCGTCTGGGTCTGTGATGCCTAGGGCGCGCATTGCGAGTAGTGCGGTTTGGTCGAGTGGGAGTATGCCGAGCTGATCGGCTGTAGTAATTGCGTCAAGCTGTGCCTGGGTAGGCTCTGGCGTAATGTCATCCCAATGGAAGGTGATGGTGCGGGGTGCGTCTTCCGGCAGGTTTCCTAGCGCTTCATGTGTGTCGATGATGTGGTTGATGATGGCGCGGTAGGTTTCTTCCCAGGTGCGGCGGCGCGCTTCGATTTCGAGCTGTAGGGGGCGGTCTAGTGTTTCTGCTACTGCGCGGGCGCCGGTTTGCCCGGGGTCTGCGAGTAGCATGGTTACGGGTACGCCTAGTGCGGCGGCGATCATTGCGGCTAGGGGTTTTCCTGATTCTGCGTCGATTGTTGCGCCTGTGTTTGGCATGGTGGTGATTTCTGCGTCTACGATGCCTATTGCGCCGGGCTGGGTTGCTGCGGCGGCTTGTTGGATTGCACGGCGTGCGTCTTGTACGGCGCGGGAGGTTTTGCCTGTGATGCGGTGGCTTATCTTGCTTATGGCGCGCATGAGTCGCGCCCAGTCTTGTAGGTAGTTTTTGTAGGCGCTGATCCACGGGGATGCTGCGAATAAGTCAGGAGTGCCGAGCAGGCTCATTGGTATGCGGTTTACGGCGTGGTGGTAGATTGGTGTGTTCCAGTCCATGGGCACGCCGTCTAGTTCTGCATATTTATTCACGGGCTGGAAATCTAGTGCAGGGTGCCAGGTCTTTGTGGTGCGCCCGTCCTGATAGTGAGAGCGTAGGTATAGTGCAGGGCGGGCGTTGTCTTCCTGCATTGGTAAGATTTTCTCGATGTGCTCTATGCCCTCTGTGCGCACAACGGTACGCCCGGTAGCAGGGTCAGTGAACAGCAGAAAGAAAATATTTCCGTCCGCTGCTTCCTGCACGCCGAGTGCTTGGTGTGCACTATGCCCAGTCAGTGAGATGCGATTTTCTGGGTCGTCTAGGAAATCCTGTACAACCTCGTTTACACCTGACTCTTCGTCGCAGGTGATGCCTATGCCTGAGCCGAAAACGTATGATGTGCGGATGCTTACGCCGCGTTTCCCTAGCGGGTCTGCAACAGCAAGCACACGGCATGTCTCAGCGATATTCTGGACGCCAGACAGTGAGAACTCTGTTTCGGCTGCGGCTACGATAGACCGCCACTCAGCGTTTTGTGCCCATGCTTGTTCTAGATCGGCGATTGATTCTTGCAGGTCTCGCGTGGCTTCTCGTAGCTCGCGGCGCTCACGGCGCGCATCAAAAATACCCATCAGTATGCGTATCCTATCTCATAGTCGTAATCGGTATAGTCTTGCGTATCATCATACCCGCCATATATTGGGTGGTGGTAGATTTGGTTTAGCGCCTGTGTCATAGCGTCCACAGTATCGTCGTGTGCGCCAGCGGGGAATTGCCGCATTTCCGTGATTAGCTCTTCCACATTTGGGAGCAAGGCAGGCGACGGGAATAGCACATTTTTGGAGTGGATGTACGCTGTGACTGCGTTAGCGCGCACAACCTTGCCGCCCTCAGGATTCACGGGAATAATACCAGGTACACGAGACCTGAGCGAGTCAATTACGGCTGGACCATTCGCTTTATCCTCAACATATTTGATTGTTGCCTGCGGGTACTTTGCTGCCATAGCTTCTATAGCTTCGCATGTACGGGTGAAATTCATGCGCTCACGCACCATATCAACCAGGTACGCAGTATTACCATATGCGTACCATGTTTGCCCCACAGCATAGTCAGACCCGCTAGTTTCCTTAAAAGTCAAATCCCATGATTGTACAAGTATTCCACCATTTGCCACGCCGGGGAATATGCGTGAGCCGTCAGGATTATCTGCCCATATGGGCGACGTGTAGCGTGCCAGGTCGTCAGATTTAGGGAATATGCCTCCCTCATCAGGTGCAGGTGTCCCCTGGTATAGTGCAGCCCAAGCCTGCGGGTTGGCATCACGCTTGCGTTTCTCCCAGTTCTCACGAGACCTTCCGCGTGCACTAATCATGAACTCTCCCGGCTCGCGCCCTAGAATATCAGTCTCACCGCGTTCTGGGTTGTGGTCTGCCTGAGCGGGAATGCGAATGTATTCCCATTCGCCGGGCTGATTATCCATGACCTGACCCGCTAGATCGTTCTCATGCCAGCGAGTAAGGATCATAATTACGGGCGCACCAGGCGCTAGGCGGGTAGATGCGGTAGAAGTCCACCACGACCAGGCGCGGCGTTGGTAAGCCTCAGATCGCGCATCTTCCATACCACGCACAGGGTCGTCAATAATCAGCACGTCAGCCGGCTTACCGGTCATTGACCCGCCTACACCAGTACAGAATAGAGACCCTGCATGCCCTCGAATATGCCAGTAATGAGCCGCCGAAGAATCAGCAGCAAGCTCTATCTGCATTTTGTCGCCATGCTCACGTATATCATTCCTGATTGTGCGCCCCCAGTCAGACGCGATAGCCGCCTGATATGAGGCAATAATCACACGCTTATCGGGGTCTTTGGATAGCACCCACTCTGTAAATCGACGCGTAGCGCGCTGTGACTTCCCTTCCTGCGGTGGCATAGAAATAATCAGGCGCGCATCAGGAGTATTGTATGCGCGCACTAGAGCCGCATCTATAACATCAAGCGCGGGTGTCTGCACATTTTTAGGGTCTAAGTCTGCCGCCAGTTCACCGGGTGTAACCCAGGATACAGCGCGTGGGGCTACCGCGCGCGCCAACTCTGAGTAGAATATTTTACCCCTCCTGCGATTCTAAGGCGTGCAGCTCAATAGCAAGGGTGTTGCGCACTGTAGCCTCTTGCTCGCTCGACAAGCCAGCAGAAGCCAGCGCACGCGAAATAGCCGCCGATATAGCAGACACTTTATCTGCTTCAATCTGTACTATCTTGCCTGCAATATCGTGCTTCATTGCCATGTCAAGGAATTTTGCGGTGCGATCCATAGCCTCACCATAAAGCTGTACAGCTGCACGTATTTGCACAGCTCCATCAGTGGTGATTCGCTCAATGTCTTTCAGTTCATTCACCATCTTGCCCAGCACATCTTTGAAATGGATTGCTTCGGTAGTAAGCCTCTGTAGCTCTATGAGCGGGTCTGTTACACGTGACTCGATAGGCACATCTACCGCCAGATCGCCTACCTCGCGGCGCACCTTCTCTTTCACTACGTAGCGCGCGTAATTTAGCTTTGCAGCTTTTTTAATCTGAGGCGCAGACCCACCATGTTTTCGGCATACGACTGTTCCCTTGACGGCGTAACTACCACAAGGTTTTCCAGTCCTACGGCTAACAGCTGTACATTTCAGACCTTGGTGCCATTGTTTTTTATCAGACATAACGTAACCTCCATGTATATTATATATGGAGGTTACAAGCGGTTATTAATCTATCTCAAACTGTATCTTTGCCATTTCTATAGCTGTACGGTAGATTTTTCCGTACATATTGTCACCATGAGTTTTTTCAACAGCGGATAAAAATTCTTCAATAGTTCCAGTGAAACAACCTCGCGTTACCCGCACACCAATTTTAGAATCTAAGTGCATTGTTAGACACCCACGCTCTCTGCCAATATCGAGAATTGTAATTATTGATATTTGTCCATAGACCTTAGCGTCACCAGAGACCCATGCATCACCAGAGACCTTAGCGTTACCATAGACCTTAGCTTTACCAGAGACCTTAGCGTTACCATAGACCTTAGCGTTACCATAGACCCGGGCATCACCAGAGACCCATACATCACCAGAGACCCATACATCA